TCGTAAGCGAAGCTGTGAACGCTGTGCGTATGGACCAAGCACATAGGGACGCGATGGACGAACTACTTAACGGCGATGACCACCGTGCTAAGGTAGAAGCCGATTTAGTAGCAGAGGAAACAGCGATACGCGCTGCTACGTCAAAAGCTATGCCCTACCCTACAGCGGGTATAGGGACTACCAAAACGTGCGGCTAAGCCCGATGGCGAGTAAACTTTCTAACGAGTGATGGAGGAGTAAGGATATGGATTGGTTATTAGTTTTTATTCTTTTCGGGTTGTTCGTGCTTGGCTATTTGGTGGCATTATTAAGCACCTCCACAACTACACAGGGCCTTAAACGGGAGAACGAAGTTCTCAATGAAAAATTGAGGAAACTTACTGACCGCGATGAGCGCGGAAGGTTCAAGAAGTAAACACAACTGAAGGAGCAAATTTCAATGGTTACGATTAAAAATAAGATACTCGCCACACTGCGTCAGAACCCAAACAGCACAACGGTAGAGTTGTATGCGCTTTTACCGGATTTAATTCAGCAGACTATTTCAAGCAGTATCCATTCATTACGGATTACCGGGGAAGCTGTCGTTACTAGTTATAAGGTAGTACAGGTAGGGGGGAACGGAAGGAAGCAAAAGTCCAACGCTTATTCCGCAGTAGTTAGGAGCCTATGGGGTGATACATCGAAAGACGGACTGAGAGTGGAAAAGCAACTGGAAAAGCAACTGGAAAAGCAACTGGAAAAGCAACTGGAAAAGCAATTGGAACTGAAACTGCTACCGGAGGTGAAGGGTAACGTAATAAAGGCAGGAGGGTTAGTTTACCCATTCGAACGCGTTGCCGAGTTAGAAGCTTGGAAAGAAAACGCCATTGAGCGGTACCCATTGTTAGGGACTTCCGTCGTACTGCTTGAGGCCCGTAGGCTAGTGGCAGAAGAGGAAAGGAGTGAAGGTTGCCCTACCATATCCGAAGAGGTACTCGCGGGTAAGTGGGACCAATCATTAGCGGTGCGTGTACTGGTTAAAGCCTTAGGGGATACAAAATGACTAAGGAAGTAGACCAAATCTTAAACGGACGTGCAGCTACCTATGGTACTTTTGTGGGGGCCGCTGTTATTAGCAGTGCTTTGAAAGCGATTATCCGCGACGGTTTAGGGGGAGCCACCACTTCTTTAGCCTCCGACCAGCAGGAAGCACTGGACATGATATGCAGTAAGATTGCCCGCATAGTGAACGGTAACCCTAACTACGTAGATAGCTGGGTGGATATCGCAGGGTATGCACAGCTTATAGCTGACAGACTTAACGGAAAAGTACGCTAGGCAATAAAAAACTGCACGATACAGGCAAGGTTGTGGTACGGGAGGGGTTCAAGTGGGACATTGCAAATGCTCCCGTTTTCTACAGTGAGGACTACGGAAGCGTGAACCCAACACACTGGCAAGCCCTTCCCGCCCCGCCAGAAGCCTAGCAAAAAGGAACGAGCAATGACCGCGTGGTCCTACAGTAGCATCAAGACCTTCGACCAGTGCCCTAAAAAGTACTACCACCTTAAGGTGTCGAAGGACTTTAAGGACGTGGGCAACGACGCCTCACGCTATGGTAATGACGCGCATGAAGCGGCTGAAAACTATATTAAAAACAACACGCCTATCCCCGACAAGTTCAAAATCATGCGCCCCGTTGTTGAGGTGCTGTCCAAGTTCAAAGGTGAGAAGCATACCGAGATGAAGCTAGGCATACGCAAGGTGGGCGAAGGCTTTGAACCCTGTGGTTTTTTTGATAAGGACGTCTGGTACCGTGGCATCGTTGACTTATTGATTGTAGATGGGTGCAACGCCCACATGATTGACTACAAGACGGGCAAGAACGCCAAGTACGCCGATATGAAGCAGTTGGACCTCATGGCTGGTGCGGTATTTACCCACTTCCCAAATGTTATGCGTATCAAGTCGGGGTTGGCGTTTGTTGTGTCAAACGAGTTTCCGAAGAAGGTGCACGCGCGCGCCGAGTTAAACCATTACATGCATGTCTTTGAAGACCAACTGTATATGTTGGAGCAAGCTGAGGAACATGATATATGGAACCCTAAGAGTGGACCGCTATGTGGTTGGTGCCCAGTAACAAGCTGTGCGCATTGGCGGCAACGTAGGTAGGGGGTAATATATGGCACGGGATTATAGGCGCGAGTACGAACTGTATCAAGGTACAGAGCAGCAGAAGAAGAACCGCGCTGCGCGCAACGCAGCCCGTGCGAAGATGGCGAAGGCTGGCAAAGTACATAAGGGTGACGGTAAAGACGTTGCCCATATAAAGGCGCTCGATAAGGGCGGTACGAACAAGACAGGGCTACGCGTTGAAACCAAGTCGGCTAACCGTTCGTTTAAGCGGGACAGCAAACGAAATCTTATCTCCGAAGTGAGCAATCGAGAACGCAAAAGGAAGAAGTAATGCAAATCATTGGCGACAAGGTGCTACTCGTCAGAACAAACAATCCCCAGAGTATCACAGGTAATATTAAAAAATCCAAGTTAATGGGAACCCATGCGGGGGTATCCAAGGTGGCTGTACATTGGGGTATGAAGGAGGCGCGGGCCTTAGCAGCGGTAGGGCAACCGGACGTACCATCCCCTATACTACGCGACTACACATGGACGGGGAGGCTTAAGCCCTTCGACCACCAGAAAACTACATCGTCATTCTTCACTCTACATGAACGCGCCTTCTGCTTCAACGAGCAGGGTACGGGTAAGACTGCGTCAGTGATATGGGCCTCAGACTATCTAATGGGTCTTGGCGAGATAAAGCGTGTTCTTATTCTCTGCCCCCTATCTATTATGGACAGCGCGTGGAGGCAGGACATATTCAAGTTCGCCATGCATCGCTCATGCGGCGTAGCCTACGGTGATGCTAAACGGCGCGTAAAGGTAATCGATACTGGTGCGGAGTTCGTGATGATTAACTTCGACGGTGTTAGTGTCGTTGAGGATGAGATTATTGCTGGCGGTTTTGACCTTATCGTTGTTGATGAATGCAGTGCTTATAAAAACCCTACTACGAGCCGCTGGAAGGTACTCAACCGGATTATCAACATAACTAACCCAAGGCTATGGATGCTTACTGGTACCCCAGCAGCACAAAGCCCTGTGGACGCGTTCGGTTTAGCTAAGTTAGTAAACCCGAATAACACTCCGAAATACTACGGCGCGTTCCGCGACAGCGTGATGTTCAAAGTGACACAGTTCAAGTGGACTCCACGACCTAATGCGCAGCAGACGGTGCATAATGTTCTCCAACCCGCAATTAGGTTTGAAAAGAAGGATTGTCTCGACCTACCTGCCGTTGTGCACGTTGACCGGATAGCCCCCCTGACGAAGATGCAGCAGTCCTACTATAACGCCCTTAAGAACGATATGTTATTCGAGACAGGGGGCGAGGAAGTAAGCGCGATTAATGCCGCTATTAAGCTGAACAAGCTTCTACAGATTAGCGGAGGTGCAGTATACTCCGACGACGGCGCAGTTATTAAGTTCGACGTATCCAACCGCCTCAATGCAGTGCAAGAGGTTATAGAAGAAGCGGCGAACAAGGTGCTGGTCTTTGTCCCGTTCACGCACACCATAGAGTTACTACGCGACAGGCTAACTAAGGCTGGTATTACCTGTGACGTTATCAATGGTAAGGTGGCGGTGGGTCGTCGAGGGCAGATTGTGACCGAGTTTCAGACGAAGGTAGACCCTAAGGTGCTTATCATACAGCCACAGGCAGCATCGCATGGGCTTACACTTACGGCAGCAGACACAATCATCTGGTACGCGCCCGTTACAAGCGTGGAAACATACCTTCAGGCAAACGCGCGTATCAATAGGCCCGGACAGAAGAACGCTATGACTATCGTGCATATCAAGGGTAGCCCAGTCGAGGAGCGGCTATATTATATGCTGCAAAATAACATCGATAACCACGAGAAAATTATCGACCTTTATCGACAGATAATCTCAACTAGTCCTTGACACTGTATAATGTTATGGTAAAGCGGTTGGGCCTTAGGTTAGTGTCGTGAGGCACCCTAAGGGGATTAAAGGAGCAAATATGGACGATGTAACCAAACTACCAGTGTCCGACCTTGTGCGCGCTTATCGTAAGCTACGCGATGCCGTGCAGGACAAGGAAGAGACATTCAAAGCTGAAGTAGCTGCGCTTAAAGATAAGCTGGATATAATTAGCAACGCAATTCTAGCGACATGCAACGCGCAGAATATAGATAGCATCAAGACCCCCGAGGGCACAGTAAGCCGCCGCGTTTCTGCCCGATATTGGACTAACGATTGGGGGTCTATGTACGAGTTTATTAAGGAAAACGACAGCCCGTTCCTCCTTGAGCAGCGTATCCACAACGGTAACATGAAGCAGTACCTTGAGGAAAACCCCGACGCACTACCCGTAGGGCTACAGTGCGACCGGAAATATGTGCTTCATGTACGGAAACCAACAGGTAAGAAGGACGATTAACTATGAGTAACCTTAGCATCTTTAAAGACCCTAATGCGGTCTCTACGTCGGGTGGTCGCCAACGCACCGCCCTCGGGCAGTCACTTTCCCAGAACGTATCTATGCGCCGTATCTCTACTAACACCAACGGTACGTTTAAGCGTGTTGTGAACGGTGAGCAAGTGGGTAACGCTATTCGGGGTGAGTTCAACTGCATCATCGTTGATGCATTGTCGAGTGTGTCCCGCACATTCTATGCGGGTAAGTATGACCCTAACGCCAAAGCAACGCTGCCAGCCTGTTGGTCTAACTTAGGCGACCGTCCAGAGCCGGAAGCAAAGGGTAAGCAGTCGCAAGTATGTAATTCCTGCCCACAGAACATAAAAGGCTCCGCCGACAACGGCGGTCGTGCTTGCCGCTACTCGCGCCGTGTTGCTATTATTCTAGAAGGTAGTTCTTCGGGTGAAGTGCATCAGTTCAATGTCCCCGCCAAGAGCCTATTCGGGCAGGGGACGAACAACGTCCACCCATTCGAAAGCTACATAAAGCATCTACTTGCCAACGGAGAGAACCCAGACACGGTAGTAACCAACATCAGCTACGACCTCAACGCTGACACTATGGCGCTGTTGTTTACCGCCGTGCGTGGTCTTACTGACGCCGAGTACGACCTAGTTGTAGCAGCCCAAGCTGACCCGGATACGAAGCGCTATACACAGCTAGTAGCTCCCCAAGTAGAGGGTGCGACACAACAGATAGCTATTACGGACCAGTCCACAGAGGTAGCGGCTCCACCTCCACCTCCACCTCCACCTCCACCTCCACCTCCACCTCCGCCTCCACCCGCTACAGTGCAGCGGTTCGACGAGCCGGATGATGGTGATGGTGATAATGTGACTATAGCCCAGCCTGAGGTACAGACTACTAAGCGTACCGCAGCGGTACCACCTCCCGCCGATACCGGAGACTTGGCGGCTATCATCGACGAGTGGGGCGCAGACGAGGAGTAAATACCGTGAGCCAAGGTTATAGCTTACACGTCCGCGATACTAACCTAAGGGCACCCAGCACATTGCTGGGTGTCCGACTCGGTCGCGCTTGTATAAAACACGGTGTATCCGCCACGTTTATAGCGCAGCAGATGGGTGTCACTCGTCAGACGGTGTATAACTGGTTTCGGGGGGCGTTCTCGCCTCACTCCAGCTACGTATTACGCATTGAACATATGATACAGTCGTTAGGCGACTGACTACCCACTACTAAAATACTAATACGGAGGGAGCCACCCGGCTGGGTGTTATGAGCAATTTTGACCTTTTAAAAGTGGTGCAACCAGTATCAGGCTGGTATGCATTACTAGGAATAAAAGGCGACCAAAGTCCAAAACAATACCTAGTGGAGACGCGTGAGGAAGTTGACGATATTACAAACAGGCTGATGCAGCAGCAGTTTAATGTGTTCTTCGGTGTAGCTAAGTATAAGGACGATAGCAGTCGCAAAAAATCAAACGTACTTGCATTAAAATCTTTCTGGCTAGACATAGATTGCGGTCCGAAGAAAGCAGAAGTTAACCCCAAGACGGGCCTACCCGCTGGATATATAGACCAAAAAGCTGGCCTTTCTGCCCTACAGAAGTTCTGCGCGCATGTGGGGCTACCTAAACCCATAGTGGTCAACTCTGGACGTGGTCTACATATCTACTGGCCTCTGACTACTGAGATAGCAGCAGAGGAATGGGAGCCTATCGCGTATGCGCTACGTGACCTGTGTAACTTACATAGCCTACATGTAGACGCTGCGGTATTTGAGACTGCGCGTGTGCTTCGCATACCCAACACGTTTAACTTTAAAGACGACCCCGCACTGCCAGTAGCTGTTATGCATGCTGGTAAGCCAGTAGATGTAAACATATTCGCTGAGCTAGTAGGTTTCGTACCTAAACCTAAAAATGGATTGTTCGGCACTGCATCAGTAAAGCGGGGTATGACCGCCTTGGGCAAGTCCATGCAAGATAGCGGGGGAAAAAGCTTCGCCAAGATTATGCGCCGCAGCGCCAAGGGTACTGGCTGCGCGCAGCTTCTAGACTGCTACAATAACCGTAGCACTTTATCAGAGGCACGTTGGTTCGATGCTTTGTCAGTAGCTAAGTTCTGTTCCGATAAAGACACAGCAATCCATAAAATATCATCAGGGCACCCCGACTACGACCCAGCGAAGACCGAGCAGAAGATTGACCATATCGAAGGGCCGCATAACTGTTCGACTTTCGAGCGCAACAACGTAGGCGGATGCGCAGGTTGCCCACATTTAGGGAAGATTAAGAACCCCATAGTCTTAGGTTCCGAGGTTAAGGCCGCTAATACCGCAGACCGGACGGTTATGTTCGAGCACCCCGTGACTAAGCAGACGTTAATAGAGGTTATACCTCCATACCCTAAACCATACTTTAGGGGTAAGGACGGAGGTTTATGGTTCCAACCACCGGGTGACGAGTCCGAGCCAGTCTTTGTCTACGATAGGGATTTGTATGTCGTGAAGCGCATGCGCGACCCAGTAGAGAAGGACGTCGCCCTAGTCCGCTTACATATGCCAGAGGACGGGGTACGCGAGTTTGTACTCTCTAACAGCGTGATAAGCGAAAAGGGTGAGTTGCGGAAGAGGCTTGCCGCCGAGGGGGTTATGTGCCCCAATAAGAAGTTTGATATGATTTTAGACTATATGGTCCGTGCTGTGCATGAAATAGGCAATGAGGCGAAGGTGGAGAATATGAGGATGCAATTCGGCTGGGCCGACAACGACAGTAAGTTTATTATTGGTGAGCGCGAGATAACTGCGGAAGGCACGTTTTACAGCCCACCATCGTCTGTAACCGAAGACATAGCAGCGAACATGCACACTGCGGGTACACTAGAGAAGTGGCGCGAGGTGATAGAGCAGTATGACCAGCCGGGACTAGAAGGCCATGCGTTCGGCTTCCTGACCGCCTTTGGCGCGCCTTTGTTCAAGTTCACTGGGCAGAGTGGTGCGGCGGTCAATCTTATTCACCCTGACTCCGGTACTGGAAAGACTACCGTTCTTCGCTCAGCAGCAAGCGTCTTTGGGCATCCCGAGCGGTTAATATCCACTCATGCCGACACAGATAATGCGCGTATCACCAAGCTAGGTATATTTAATAACCTACTATACTGCGTTGATGAAATTACCAATATGAAAGCTATGGCTTTCTCTGACCTGCTCTACGCTATATCAACTGGTAAGGGTAAGGACCGCATGGAGTCCAACGGCAATAGGCTACGGCAGAACCATACTAAGTGGCAGACAATGACCCTATGCTCGGCAAACACGTCATTCTATGAGAAGCTTGCCTCTGAAAAGATTAAGCCCGACGGTGAGATGATGCGTATGCTTGAGTATAAGATAGAGCCTAGTTCAGCACTGAAAACTGAGCATGCGAAGCAGCTATTCGACTTTGACCTACCAAACAACTACGGACATGCGGGGTTGATTTATGCCGAGTATATAGTCAAGAACAAGGAGTTAGTGGTACGTAGGCTACGCGAAGTGCAAGCCAAAATCGACCGCGAGTTACAACTTACTGCCCGCGAAAGGTTCTGGTCTGCTGGTATTGCATCCAACATAACAGGTGGCCTTATTGCCATTAAGACCTTGAAGCTTTTCGATATGAGTATGCCGCGCATTTATCAGTGGGCAACGGCAAAGATGCTTTCTGAACTACGGCAGGATGTGAAGCCGCCTGTAACAACGGTAGCGGCTGTCGTTGGCGACTATGTCAACGAGCATATTAACAACATCCTCGTCGTTAACGATGCCGAAGATAAGCGTATGAACTTGTCTACGTCGCCCATAGTAGAACCGAAGGGTGAACTTCTTATACGGTTTGAACCTGATACGAAGCTTATGTTCCTGACCACGAGGAACTTTAGGAACTACTGCGTCAAGAACCAACTAAACTACAAGGACACGATAGCTGGGCTCACTGCTAGTGGCGTATACAAAGACACAGCCAACAAACGTATGACGAAGGGTATGGCGGTATCAACCTTACCAGTCAGTGCAGTTATACTGGACACATCGGTCGTAGACTTTCTACCTATAGAAGATATGATACCCGCACCGGACGCATCAGATGCAAGTGGAGGGAGTTAACTACGATATAGACTGGCGCAAGTTTGAGCGTGGCGCGTCGTTTTTTATCCCCTGCTTGAGGCAAAAGCGTGCACGCGCTGATATACTAGTAGTATGCCAAAGGCTTCGAATAAAGATTTTAACACATTATGTAGTTTTTAATGGGGTTAGGGGTTTACGCATCTGGCGAATGTAGTGTATACACCCTCTTGGAAGTTTGCTCCTTCCCTCTCGACCTTCGGGTTTTATACCCCCCAGCCTGCACTGCTGGGGGGTATTTTTATTTCCGCTTAGTCAATTCATTATATACGCGGTTGAAGGTTTTATAGACTTCGTTCTTTTCCGCATACACCTGCTCTATGTCATCAAACTCATCTTCCTTATTGCGTTTGTTAACATCTTTGAGTTCCTTAGTAGCTTCTGCGTAGGCGTCCAGCAGTTCGGGAATAGCCTTCTTGGGGTACGCTTCTTGGTTCTCTCTCCATTGGGACATGGCGGTATCATAATCGTCACCCACGTCTTCTTCGTCATCCTCAAGGGTAGCCTTATAGGTCGAATATATCTCATCCATACCATCGGTATTTTTGTAGTAGTTACTCATGGGCGCGTACTCGCCGTTCTTCCCCTGTATCTTAAACAAGGTATCTAACGAGAACTTACCCTCTGCTATTGCTGTGGCAGAAGTAGCCAAACCACCGCCGTATTGCGAAGCGATATACTCATACCACTCGGGCGCTTTTGACATCCCCCCTGCTACAGTAGCCGTACCACCCGTCATGCTATTGATACCGTTCGCCAGCCATTTCCACATCGCCAATGTATCTTCCCTGCCCAGTTCCGAAGGTGGTGTCTTAGCAAAGGGGTTCTCGCGGAAGATGCGCGAACCGAAGAAGTTAGTGTTGTAGGTCAAGTCTACGAATGGTTGCGCGAAGTCTGGGGTTATTAGGCTCGCCGCTGTAGCGGTTAAATCACTAGATGCAGACCCACGCACAGGCAGTGCCATGTTGCGGAAAGCCGCAGCAATAGTAAAACCTGCTTCGCTAGGGGTTAGCTCACCGAGCATGACAGACCCAATCTGCTCACCCGCATATTTGGCAAAGCCAGAAGAAAACGCCAACGGTATAGCCACGTAGTCGTTAGTACCGGGACCATAGTATATAACTACACGGCTCTGGCGAGTTACATCACTAACGTCGTAGATGTTTTTACGCCCGTCTTCGTCGTCGTCTTCACCTATAAAGTAGTTGAGGAACTGCAACGCTATACCCGCTTTAATAGTCAGCGCGATAATCACCCTAGCATTACGCGAGGTAAGCCCCAGCTTAACGAACTTGCGTCCGCCTTCAATACCCGCACTAGCAAAGAAGAACATCGCATCCAGTGCTGGTGCCCACTCACCACGGCGAGTTAGGTTCAACGAAGAGTCCAACGCAAGTGAAGCAGCGTCATCACGGCTGATGCCTGCATCTAGCGCAGCACGATAAGTAGCAAAGCGCGCCTGCATGTCGATAACCTGCGCCATAGTGTCCATCATATCAAAGGGCATCATAGCCAAAGCTTTGGCGCGGTTTACGTTGTCCTTCATATCTAGAGCCGCATATTGCTTCATTGCTTTTTTGTAGTTTTCCACTTGGTCAACCACACCCGACATAACGGTACTGCCTACCCCGCCGCCGTCCCTTAAGAACTGGTCAAATAGCAGGGTCATCTCTTCTGCCTGCTCTGGGTTGGCGACGGTATAGAACCCTGCTGCGCGGGTTACTTTGGACGCAGATGGGTCTTTACCGTTAAGGTAGCTGCGAATTACCGCTGCTTGTAAAGGTTGAAACATATACTGCGCGGACTTTACGGCTATCTTCTTACCGTCAGCTACTCCACCCTTTGTCCCTTGCGCGGCAAGGTTGGTGAGGATAGCTTCTTGGAAGTCGCGCTGCCACGCAGTACCCAGCAAATAGCCGGGGTTAAAGCGGGTTTTCAACGACTTAATCAGGTTGCTTATTTTAATGCCCTGCTGAAACACTACGTTAATATCTTTTGGCGTCATGTTGGACAGCGCGGTAAACATAGCGTTACCCGCTTCATTCTCTGCAAAGTCTAGGTAGAAAGCGTCTCCGTTCTTTTTGACGACGAACGTACGGTCAAACCTTTCTCCGTTCTTGGTAGCGCGGTTACGTATAGCGGTGAGGGCTTCGCCCGTCAGCATTTGTGCGCCTTCTATCTTCTTCTCGGAGTACACTTTGAACACGTCAGAAACAGCCGTAGGGTCGTTAAGCGCAGTATCTAACACTGACTGCATGACACGGTTGCGCTCTATACGGGCGATGGCTATTTGTGCATCTGCAACTAGGTTAACTACAGGGTTTAGTGGCATCGACTTGCGACCACGCGGCGCTATGTATTCTCTAATACGGGTACTGCCAGCTTGACGCTGTGATGCCCCACGAGCCTCTGCCGCTTTTTTATCGGTGTCACCATCAGCCAGCATGTCACCTTCAAGAGCGAAGCCCTTGAGTGGTGTGTAGAACGGTTGCTCTTTGCGTATCTTCTTCCACGCATCGGCTGATAGCATACCTGCTTCGACACGCTGCTTACCCATGAAATCAACAAGGGCATCGTGTAGCTTGGCAACCTGCCGTAGCGGGGGTGACAGGCCGCGCAGGGCAAACTCATTCAGCACCATATCAGCGTCAACGTCCGACATACCGGAACCATCGGTTATTTCACCCTTGGAGCTTTTACGAACCATAGCATTACGGTCCTTGGCACTGCGCGCCCAGACGTACATACCTACGTCCTGCGGGTCTAACCCTAGGTCTTTAATCTTATCTTCCAGTGGGTCGATATACCAACGGCGTAAGCTCATCTGGTTGCCTGACTTACGGCTCTCGAACAACTCAAACTTACGAGCAACATTGAGGTTGGGTGGCAGCTTGATTACGCCATAGATAGCAGCAAGCGCACGGGCATAATCTACCCCACCTTGGTACTTGAAGTTAAACTTGCGGATAGCCCAGCTACGCTTCTTTCGGTAATATGACTGGTTCTCAGCCGCAAAACCGAGTGTCTCTATCAGTGGGTTATTAGGCGTAGCAGGAGGGGCACCCGGTAGGGGTGAGGTTGTAATGGCTTCTTTCTTAGGTGCAGTGGCCTTAGGTGCTGGCTCACCGAAGGTGAGCCGCTGCTCTTGGATGGTGCCCACACCTTCTTCGGCAAACTTGGTCTTGTAGCGCTCAAGTTCGGACAGGATTTTCTCGGGTGTAGCACGCTGGTTCTCAACAGCGCCCTTGAGCAGTTTGTAAGCCTTGTCTGATATTTCCGTACCCTGTGCAGCTTCAATTTCGGCCAAAGCCTGCTCAAACGTAACTTCTTCTACCGGGGCCGCAGCAGGTTCTTCCGCTACTGGCGTAGGTGTAGCTTCTGGTTCTGCGGGTTGTTGTAGTTCTTCTACTGGCGCAGCGCGCTCGGCAGCGTCTATGGGTGTTAGGTCAAGGTCTTTCGACACAGCGTCTAGGAACTGCTTGAAAGTTTCGTTGGGTAGGAACCCCCTTGCCTTCGCCTGCTTGTAGAACGCAAGCAGAGAGCGCGCCAAGCGCGAGAAGAACTGGTCAACGACAGTTAGTGGTTTCTCGCTGGACACCGACCAGCGCGCTACTTGGTCTGCATACCACTCGCTAAAGCCCAACCAATATTCTTCTTGTAACGCGTCAAAGTCAGCTACGTTGACGTTTTCTGTGCCTGACACAGTGCGCCCAGCTATACGGCTCCGCAGACTACGTATGAGTTCAGCAGCAGTGTTCCCCTGCTGGCTGAGTACCCACAACTTATACTGTGCCTTTATCTTCGCCTTTATTTCTGCGGGCAGCTTATTGAAAACCGATTGCTGGTGCACATGCCCTATCTCGTGAGCAATCGTCTCAAATATGCGGGATATGTTTGGTCCGGTTTTATACAGGATATAAAACTCGTTTGGTGCAACACGCACCTTTACGCCCTTAGACCTACCGCCCGTGGCTACCGCTTCCTCTATCCTAGCAGCATGTGGACCGACGAACCGACCCATGTTGGCTTCTGCATCTTCGTAGGTCGAGAAGTATAACTTAACGTCGGGTATAAGCAGCTTCTTTAGGCCGTTTACGACACCACGGAGGCGCGGCGGAACATCGACAGAAAACGCAAGGCTGTTTTCGTCATACTGTATTAGCGGTGCAGGGGCAGGTGGAGGTTTGGGTTCAGGTTCGGGGGTAAGTGGTATCGACCCCTCATCTGCAATAGCTTCGCGGATTGCTTCTTCGACATCTTCTCGCTGCGCGTCTCGTTGGCCCTCAAGAATTTCTTCAAGCGCAGCCGTAGCCTCGTCGAGTTTTTCTGTGTTTGGGATGCCCTGTAAACGGTCATTAAATTCCGCTACGTCGTCGGCGTCGATAAGCCCCTCGCGCTTAAAGCGCGCCATTAGGGTGCGAACGTCTTTAACGTTTTCTGCATCGCCTACCTCGTCGATAGCTTCGTCATACTTGGCTTCATGCTCAAGCATCAGTGGGTGGTTATCGTAGTCCACCGCATCGTCGTAATCGTCGTAATCGTCGTCGTAGTTGTCCTCGTCGATGACAGGCTCATCGTCTGCTGGCGCTTCTTGTACAGGCGCAGCTTCTTCCGGCGCTTCTTGTACAGGTTCTTGTACAGGTTCTTGTACAGGTGCGGCTTCTTCCGGCGCTTCTTGTATAGGCTCTTCTACCGGGGCGACTACGGGTTCTTCTACTACTGGAGTAGGTGTAGGCTGTTGAGCCGCGCGTGCGACTTCTTCAGCCCGCGCAGCCTTCTGCTCGGCAGTAGGGATAAGACCTTCGATAGCAGCGGCATCGCCACGTAGTGCGGCCATTTCTTGCTCGTTGGGTTCAGCCCAGCCGTTCTCGTCTGCTTGCTCTATGAAGGCACGGTACTTGTCAGTAGCTTCTGGGTCGTTTAATACTTGTTGCAGTGCAGCATCACGCGCAGACGCTACGGCATCGACATCACGTTGGAACTCACCTTCAGGCCCAAACACAGCTTCCGCTGCATCAAAACCATAAGCACGGTCAAGTTCATCACGCGTCATTGGCTCCATGCCACGGCGCTCAAGGTCGGCGTTTATCTTCCGTGTCTTGTTCTGGAAGTCGATGTCAGGGTCATAAAGCGTTGGCTCAATGACGTTCATACGCGCCACCAACTGCTCACGGCCAAGCATATCTTCTACTTTTCCAGCCGTAGTTTCTAAGTCAGACTCCCTACGCATCACATCGCGCAGAGTGCTGGCTTCTACAGTGTTGGGGCTACCCAAACCGCCGGACACAAGCGCGTCAGCGAAAGCGCTAGTTTTATCTACGATGCTATTATCGTTGGCTATATCACGTAGAATATCTTGTCGCTGTTTTGTCTCTGCTTCGCGCTCATCTGCGCGCGCTTCTATTGTTTCCGCTACGCTAGTAGGTGGAGGTGGAGGTGGAGGTGGAGGTGGAGTGTTTGGCTGACCTTCCCCGGCTTCAGGGGGTGCCACGCTTTCGCTACCGGGTGGTGGGGCAGTAAGAAGTTCCGAATACTCATCACGCACTTTAGCCGCTTCGCCAAGGACGAGCATACGTGCTATCTTTTCATCTTCACTGATACGCGCACGGGAGATAGCCCCCTGCTGCTTAGTTATGAACGCGTCAATATCATCAGGTTTAGCCGCAGCCATACTCTGATTGATGCGCTTCGACACGGTGTTGATGAACGTGGAGATGTTTGCGTCTGGTTCTGTGTTACCCAAAGACTGCGTGAGGCGGGCGTCTACATTCTGCTTCGATAGCGCATCAGGGATAGGTACGGCACCAAAGCCTTCATCGGGCACGCGCAAGCGTTCCAAGTCTTCAATGTTCATACGTGTAGGCGTACCATCGGCAAGACGCACAAGCACATCGCCCCGTTCATCGCGGCGGCTTACAACTTCAATACGTTCGCGGACCGTCTGTGTGGGGTCGTCCCTGTTGGGCCGCGCTATCGTAATAGTTTCAAGTGGCTTATCGTTCTCTGCCAAGAAGTCGATATTAGCCTGACGGTTTTTTGCACCACGCTCGCCAAGATAGCCAACCGATTCATTAACACCACGCAGGCCACCACCGACAATACCACCTACGAGCGCAGCGCGCCCGACACCCTCAGTTAGGTCACGCTCTTCGTCGTAAAGCGTCTTGGCGATAGTGTTTGTGCCAAGCTGCACGCCGCCTTCTTGTGCTGCTTCTTCCACAGCACCCAGAGCGACACGACCCAAACGGCTTTTACCTATATCAGTAAGTTCCTTGGCTACAGCCTGACTGATTACAGTCGGGTCTACCTTACCCGCAGTGCCGCGACGGACTATGTTTGCTATTTTCTCAATAGCTGCGCCGCGCGCCTCGGGTGGAACACGGGACAATATGCGATTAGCAACACCCACTTCGGTTGCACCCAGACCCGCATTAAGTAACAATGTTAGGAAGGCAGCACCATCACCGACTTTTTTACCACTGCGCTCTTCGTAGCTGCGAATGTCTTGTGAACCCTGTGCCGCACCTTGCGCGGTAGCTAGAGCATATTGGGCAGGAGTGGTTACACGGCTGACAGCCGCTACCTTTTCAGCGCCTTCTAGCCCCTTTCCGACGCGTAGCAGTTTTGCGGCTGCACCGGGGACAGCGAAGGATGCAATACTACCTACGCCACCACTAACATCAGTGGCTAACTTGCTAGCATAATCATATTTAAGGGCGTCACTTTCGGCACCGAATAGACCTTCTGCGACAGACTGCACATCTGTCTGCCAGTTACGACCTGCGTTACGGAGCCAGTTAGGACCGCCAAGTGCGGAGACGCCAGTGCCAGCTAGTTCTACTAAGGCTCCGGGGGAGCCGATAACGCCCGTCACAAACGCACGCGGCGCAGCACCTGATACTTCGCGCGATAAATCTGCTGATGGCGCTTCAAGCCCAAACTTGTTGATATATGCCGCACGGTTGCCCAGTGCCGCTGCTTCTGCTCGCGCAGCTTTGGCGCGCTCACTTAGGTACTGTGCTTTCTCAGGCCCGCCACGGCCTATGTCTTTTAGTGTTGTTTTGGCTTGCAACTCCAAGCTGGCAGCGAGAGTGACTAACTCTTTACGCTTTGTGGTTATGCCAGCGAGCGAGGCTTTCTGTTCATTCGCGGAAAGCGCTTTCTGCTTTTCCGGCGTGGCACCTGTAACTAGGTCATACGTACGACCAAAGAACCCTTGCTGGGACTGCTTACGCGCACGCACGCGGTCCTGCTCAATAGCTTGCAGGTCTTGTTTGTTCGGTGCAGCGGCAGACGAAAGAGATTTAGCTTCTTGGGCCTCTGGCGACCGAGAGGTGTTAGTGGGAGCCGCACGCACGCGCTTTATCTCCGCTGCCAGTGTACGGGCAGCTTGAGTGTCCTTAGCCTTGTGGGCCTTTAGGAACGCTGCTTCTAAGCGTTGTAAGTCAGCCATAATTAACCGTATTCTGCAAGAGCGGCGTCAAGTTCTCTATTTTTCGAATTACCTCTTGGAGCAGGCTTTTTATCACCCACCCGACGACCTGAGGGGTGCGCACCCGTTTTTGTTACGTAAGTTTGATAGCTTTTTATAATGCCACCACCAGTTATAGCTGGCATACCAACGCCTTCAGCTAGCCTGTTACGTACAGCGCGTGCAGCGCCGTATTCGTTCAAGCTCTTCTCAGCGGATTTGTAGCTACCTCTGTCGCTATATGCCTTAGCGGTAGCAAAGGCTTTTTCCATCTGCTTATCAAGCTTCCCAATGCGCTCAGTAGTCTGCGCTTGCGAAAGAGGTTTACCCCCTGAGCCACCGCTCATACTAGCAACAGATGTCCGGGCGCTACGGTCCAAAGCGCCCTCCTCTCGCCTAAAGCTACGGTCCAAAGCGCTCTCCCCCTGCCTGAAGGTACGGTCTGCCTGCTGTTCATCTTTCTTCGCTTGGCGACCGATTTGACCTTCACGACCTTGGATACCCGTGCGTTTCATCTCAATAAGCTGCATGGCTTTCTGAGCAGCCGCAGTGTTACGGCCCTGTTCAAGGTCAACAAGACCCTTCTGGATTTCACGTTCTTCGGCTTTACGTTCTTTAGCAGACTGCTCAATCCCGGGCAGTGCGCTGCCGATACCAGAACCTATTGCTTGTAGCAGAGAACCCGGAGTGGTCGCCATACGGGCACCAATCTGGCCTAAGGCCATCCACATATCTTCTTTCTTACGCGCTTTACGCGCTTCAGGCGCACGACGGGCAAGTAGGTCTGCTTCATATTCCTTAGCGTACTTGTTTTCTTGCAGCGGCAGCATGGCAGCATTAGCCTGTGGGTCTTTGTAGTTGTACCCAAAATAGGTATCCAAGCTACCGTCACCATCTTCATCACCAGCGGAACCGCCAGCAGCAAAAGACACAAGGCCACCGCCAGCGTAACCGCCGTTGCTAGGCTCGTCGAACATACCATCAGGGAGAGGCAAGTCAGATAGACCGCCACCCGACATATAAGGAGGGACCATGCCACCCATAGCCATACCGGGGACTTGAGGAGGCATAGCCATAGGCATTTCACCTTGAGGAGGCATAGCCATAGGCATTTCACCTTGAGGGGGCATAACTTCACCACCCATCGGAGCCATTGCAGCCCCCTGCGGTGTAGCGCCTAGCCCTGCTGGAGTAGCCCTAGGTGCGGGTGGAGCGAAGACTTGCTGCGCTATGGACTGTTGGGGTACAGCTTCTTGTGCCTGCGCAGAGCGCATGCGGTCAATGAACATACCAGCCATAGTCCCAGCAGTCGGGTCAAGAATACCCATCTGCATTGCTTCGGCAATCTTCTGCTTATTACCTGCATATTCCTTGGCGATTTGCTCTGGGGATTGCAAATTGAACGGCTTAGTTTCCATTATTATCCCCCTGAGAAGGTCTTATAAATACTTGCTGCGCCTAGTCCAGCACCCATTAGCTGTTGAGCTACGCCGGGCTGCTGTGCGTACATGGAGGAAGTCTTGTTAACTTCTACAGGCACGCCGCGAAGTAGACTATTATACTGCTGCAACCGCTCCATAGGGTCGTCCCGCTCGCGTAAGAAGTCTTGATACGCTATGTCGAGATACTGCTGTTGTAGCGCTTGCTGCTGCGCAGCAGTACCCTGCTGCATACCAAGACGTGACTGGTCAGCCTGCTGCTGCGCACTACCGATATTGGTAAGTGTCTGCCCCATCTGCCCCATCTGAGCGTAGCCCTGCATA